GAACGAAGTTGTGCACGACGCAGCAGACGCATTCTCTCGCGGTGCGGAGCTAATCAAAAAGGACTTTCTAAGTGCTCGCGGTGGAGACAATGCGTTGCAGAAAGAGTTGAGGCATATGATAGAGACAGGCTATGAGTTCTTAGACAAAACTCTTGGTGAACAACTACGCACATCGTTTGCATCTTTGAAAGAACTAGATATGGCTAAGTCTGCAAACAAGGATACGTTTATCTTTGTTGAAGCACTCAAGACTGTGACAGGGCGACAGACCTTTCGTGTAGCACTCAATGCGAAGGTAAACTATCTCAGTGATGGGGTACGGCAGGAAGACATCTCTGTGTACACACAAGAAGAGTTGCCAGGGGAGCTGGCAGGTAAGCTGTCCGTTCTTTCTATGCTTGATAAAGATGGCTACGTTGAGGGCGTTGGCTATCGTGCAGGCGAGGGCGTATTCTATCTGCGAGACATATAACGTGAGCATACGTGACCATACAGTCTATCGTGTAAAGTTCTCTGACGGTAAAGAAAATGTAGAAATTGTATGTTTTGGTATGGAATGTCTTGACACGTCAGTAACAGGGCAATATATAAACATACGAGAGACACCGAAGTGGTTGCAGAGAAAGGTCGCTACGTTGATGTTGTTAGACCCACCGTCCAAAAATGTTGATGGGGTGGGTCGGCGCAGAGACAAAGACACTTACTGGGTATACAACGACTAGGTAGTTTATAACTACAAGTTTAACAGAGGCGGTTCGCTGCCTCTGTCGATGCCAGTTCCCACGGAGGGTTTATGACACCAGAAGCAAAAGTAAAAAAGAAAGTGGTTGCCGTGCTCAAGCAGCATAAAGCGTATTACTTTTATCCAGTGACAGGTGGGTATGGGCGCAGCGGTGTGCCTGATGTTATTGCATGTCACGATGGACGGTTCATTGGTATCGAATGTAAGGCTGGTAGCAACAAGCCTACACCATTACAGGAAAAGAACTTGTCAGATATTCAAGCAGCAGGGGGCGTCTCCCTAGTTGTTAACGAAGAAAATATTAATATAGTGGAGGAACTGTTTAATGGTAGAACGTATACTTAAAGATCCCTCTATGGCTGTGGCTGACGAAAATGATGAGGGGAAGATACAATTAGAAAATGGTTACGTGCCAGAGATTGGCAATCGTGAAGGGTTTATTGAAACTATTGAAGACACTCTCCGCGCATATCGACATATAATAGATACTGGTGACGACAAAACATTTGGATTTGATGAGAAATTAGCAATGCGAGAGGTGGTGCAACGTATCAAGATAAGCGATCTGTATCACATGGGTGACGAGTTTAGTGATATGATAAAGGATTACGGAGATCAATTTCATGACGCCGAGTTTAATGAGATACGTCTTAGTGAGTTTACACGTCCTCCATCAGAGTTGTGTTATATACGGTTGAGTGAAATAACTAGACATGTGGGCGTAAGAAATTCTGGCGTGCTTACTCAATACTTTGAGGATGGTGTTACTTCCGTCATGATTGCCGCCCCCCTAACCAAGCCAGTATTTATCGGAGGGTATCATCCAAAGAAAGGGCTTATGTGGAAAGAAGACCAAACTAATGTCAAAGACTGGCCCGAGCATAAAGTAAACGCGTATTCAAACGTATTAATATCTGTGGCAGGTGCGTTTGAACTTATCAACAATCCACGGTTTGTAACATCCGAAGCCGCAGGTACAAGAACGCAACGTAGGCAGATGAAGCGTGAACAAAACATACCGTTAGAAGCATGGCACAAGATATCGTGGAATGTTGACGAAGATAGTGTCGAGACATTTGACGGTGATCGTGGTGGGTGGCACATGCCATTGCACTATACACGTGGACACTTCCGCAGGGGTGAGCCGCATTGGGAAGACGCCGTCGAGCGTAATGGCATATACTACAAATGGATTGAAGGATTTTGGTCGGGGCATCCTGCCTACGGCATCAAGAAGGGTTATCATGCCCCAACACTAAAAGCGTCATAGGAGGCAAATGATGATTAAATACTTTACGTTCATGGTCTTGACTTACTTTGTCCAAGGCGAGCAGACAACACACAACATACTATTCCCTAGCTATGATGCTTGTAGCTATAGTAAAGAAGCTATGTATGCTATCATGGAAAATCAACATGATTCGGTGTTGATACATTGCAAGGGTACTGATGTTGCATCTAACAAACTTGTTAAACCAAGGGCAAGACCGTGATGGGTGACGAATCACTAAGCCCTGCACAGAAGTTTGAATATCGTTTCTTAAAACAACAGGTCAATACGTTGGAAGAAGAACGATATAGGTATGATGCCAGACCAAATATACAACAAGACTTGTATCGTGCGCGAGAAGAGTTAAAGTCGTTTGTCTCTAAACTTAGAACGAACGGAGTTAAAATATGAAGCGTTTCACAACTGCTGAAAAAGAATGGTTAGGATACAAGCGCAAATTAGCAAACAATAATATGAAGGTGTCGTTAGCAAAAGCACCGTGGCAGCAAGGAGAGCAGCATGACAAACATGACGAAGAAGGAAGAGAAGGTATGGGATTATCTTCTGAAAAACAGAAAAGCAGAAAACGCCGAGGTAGCAAACGCGTGTGACGTTGACATACACTTTGTAAAAAATCTTATATCACGAATTAGTTCAGAAAATTGGCGAGAAGAAGTGTCAATAAAACAAGTTTGGGATCGTGCAAAAGTACTGGACACAGCTAAAGGTTATGTCACGAAAGATCGTGCGGCAGATCATGGCGACATGGAAGATAACTTTCAGCGCATCGCCGTATACTGGAACGCACACCTTGGACTGATTGATTTCATAAAGACAGAAGATGTTGCAGCAATGATGGCGTTACTCAAGATTGCTCGCATACATTCTAACTCTGCACACATGGACAACTGGGTAGATGCTTGTGGGTATCTGGCTTGTGGTGGCGAGGTCGTCAGTAAGTAATGGATATCTATACTCTAGACTTTGAAACGTATTATGCCCAAGACTACTCACTGTCGAAGATGACAACTGAGGAGTATGTTCGGGACAGGCGATTTGAAGTTATCGGTCTTGCTATAAAAAAGAACGACAAATCTACTAAGTATGTAAGTGACCCAGGCACAGTCAAACGTCTACTATCACACATAAACTTCTCTGACTGTGCTATACTCTGTCACAATACCATGTTTGATGGGGCAATACTTAGTTGGCATTACGGTATCAAGCCAAAGGCATGGTTCGACACGATGTATATGGCACGTGCTCTGCATGGGGTGGAGACAAGTGCATCGCTAAAAGCGGTAGCAGAACGCTACGGTGTGGGCGTCAAAGGTAACGAGGTACACAACGCCAAGGGCAAGCGCCGTGCCGATTTTACTGTGGGGGAGGCTGAACGGTACGGTGAGTATGCCAAGAACGATGTGGAACTAACCTACAAACTCTTTAAAATTATGGGGGCTAAGTTCCCCAAACAAGAACTGAAACTAATAGACCTGACCTTGCGTATGTTCATTGAGCCTACGCTTGATCTGGATCTTGGACTGTTGGAACAGCACCTTGAAGATACAAGAGATCGTAAAGACAAGTTGCTACGTGATGCAAACGTCACTGACAAAAAAGATTTAATGTCTAACCAGAAGTTTGCAGATCTACTGCGAGATCTTGACGTAGATCCTCCTAGAAAGATAAGCCCTACAACTGAAAAAGAAACGTATGCTTTTGCAAAGTCAGATGAAGATTTTAAAGCCTTGCAAGAACATGATGACGACAGGGTACAGTCTCTAGTTGCCGCACGTCTGGGTAACAAAAGTACTCTAGAGGAAACTCGTACAGAGAGGTTTATAGGAATATCCAAACGTGGTCTCCTTCCTGTACCTGTTAGGTACTACGCTGCGCATACAGGTAGGTGGGGTGGTGCAGATAAAATCAACCTGCAAAATCTGCCTAGCCGAGGTCCAAATGCAAAGAAATTAAAGAAGGCAATCATCGCACCAGAAGGTCACGCTATTGTAGAGGCAGATAGCGCAC